TATCCTACGAAAGCGCTCTTCGGCAGGCTGGCTACTCGGTCACGGTGATCCCCAACCAGGGGAAGGGCGCTGCTGCGGCTCGGGTAGAAGCGGCGCGGCGGCTGTTCCCGTCTATTTGGTTCAATGAGAGCACGACATCCGGCGGGCTCGACGCCCTTGGCTGGTATCACGAGCGAAAAGACGAGGCCCGTAACATCGGTCTTGGACCTGAACATGATTGGGCAAGCCACGGCGCAGACGCCTTCGGGCTGATGGCGGTGGCTTACGAGGCGCCGAAGCAGGCGCAGAAAATCAACTACGGCAGACGAGGTGTAATCTGATGGCTTCCCGCGCGATCGACCCCGTCGAAGCCTATGCCGAAGAGCCGGCGAACGACGTATCCGGCATGTCCGACGACGAGTTGGTCGCAGCTCTCCAGCGCGAAGAAGAGGCGGCAGTCAGCTACCGCGACAGCGTCATTGCCGATGAGCAGGCAGCCGCGCTTGACTTCTACGAGGCTGAGCCCTTCGGCGATGAGGAAGAAGGGCGCTCGCAGATCGTCACCCCCGATGTCGCCGAAGTCGTCGATTACATGACGATCAGCGTCGCCCGCACCTGTGTGAGCGGTGACCGCGTGGTGGAATTCGAAGCCAAGCGGCCGGGGCAGGAAGACGCAGCGCAGGAAGCGACCGAGGCCGTCACGCAGACGTTCATGCGCGATCAGGACGGCTACAAGATCATCCTCGGCTGGCTGCAATCCGGCCTGCTGGAGAAGATCGGCGTCACGAAGACGTACGTCGAGCGCACGACCGTGAAGAGGCGCGAGTGGGTCCAAGTCGACGATGAGCAGCTGACCGCGCTTGACGCGGGTATGTTCCCTGGCGTGCGGCTGATGGAGTATTCAAAAGGGCCAGAAGGATCATACCAGGCTCGTGTCGAGCGCGAGGAAGAACGCAAGCGGTACCGCGACATCACCGTGCCCAGCGAGGAGTTCCTGTTCTCCGCCCGCGCCCGCCATGAGGACGATTGCGGCTATGTCGCCCAGCGCAGCCACAAGACGCTGTCCGACCTCGTGGAGATGGGGTTCGACCGCGAGACGGTAGCCCACCTGCCCGCGGACAATGGCACATCGTTCTGGAGCGATACGCGTTCGTACAGCCGGTGGCGCGATCAGCCGGAGATCGATCCGCAGCGTGACGGCGCACTGCGTGAGGTGCTGCTGTTCGAGGAATACATCCGCGTCGATCGTGACGGCGACGGTGTAGCCGAGCTGCTGAAGGTGTTCCGCGTCTCCAATGTCATTCTCGACATCGAAGAGGTGGACGAGCAGCCGTTCGTGGTGTTCTGCCCCTTCCCGCGCGCTCACCGACTGGTCGGAAATAGCCTCGCCGACAAGGTGATGGACATCCAGCGGACGCGCTCGGTGATCCTCCGCCAGCAACTCGACGGGCTGTACCTATCGAACCGCCCCCGCGGTCAGATCGATGAGAACAGCATCGGCGACAACACGATCGACGATTGGCTGACCCCCGGCCCCGGCGTGCTGGTCCGCACCAAGGGGCAAGGCGTCATCACTCCCCTCGCAGACGGCTTCGACGTTTCGAAGGGCCTCGGCATGCTGGAATTCATCACCGGCGAGCGGGAGAGCCGTACGGGCATCACGCGCCTCAACCAGGGACTGGATGCCGACGCGCTGAACAAGACTGCGACGGGTACGGCGTTGATGCAGGCGCAGGGGCAGCAGATCGAAGAGTTCATCGCCCGCAACTTCGCGGAGGCGCTGGCCCGCTTGTTCGCCAAGAAACTTCGGCTGATGAAGGCGGAGGGCGAGCCGATCATGGTCAAACTCGACGGCGAGATCAAAGAGGCTGATCCGTCCGGCTGGGATGAGGACATGACGGTGTCGGTGCGCGTCGGGCTCGGGTCCGGCCGCAAGGAACAGCGCCTCCAGTACTGGCAGTTGCTGGTAGAGGACCAAATGGCGCTCAAGGCGTCTGGGTCGTCGCTTGTATCGGACGAGAACATGTACCGGGTTCGTGACGGCGCCGTGCGCGACATGGGGCTTGGTCTGCCGAGCGAGTACTATACCGACCCGGCGACCCAAGAGCCGCAGCCGCCTCCGCCTGATCCTGAAATGGCGAAGGCGCAGGCTCAGGCTACGATCGAAGCCGAGAAGGTCAAGGTCGAGAGCGAGAAGGCGCAGCGTGCCGACCAGTTGAAGGCGGATCAACTCGCCGTCAGCCGCGAGGTGCAGCTCGCCGACGTGCAGGAGAAGGCCGCGATCACACGCTGGGAGGCTGAACAGAAGGCCAACCGCGAGATGGCTGCTCGCGAAGCCGAGGCTGCATTGGCGGTTGAGCGGCAGCAGTTCGACATGGCCCTCGCCACCCGCCGCGCTGAGTTCGACATGGCGTTGGCCGAGAAGCAGGCGAAGGCGAAGTCGGATGAAGCCGGCCTGCCGAAATATCGCCCCGGTGGAGATCTGGACAAATGACGCCTGATGCCAAGGTCGCCCGCGCTCAGCGCTGGAAGGCGTTTTACGAAGAAGATGGCGGCATCGGCGACATGTTCGCGCGCCTGACCCTCGACTTGACCCAGCGCGCCGCGGCGATCGAGCCGTGGGAGACGGACAAGCTGAAGAAGATTGCGCTGTCGTTCGCTCTCGCCCGCGAACTTCACGGGATGGTCAAGGGCGTCGTCGCTGACGGCCAGCTTGCTGAGCATGTGAACGAGCGCGCCAACCGTCTCGCAAATATCCCCGACGCCAAGCGCAGGTTCATCTAGACAGCCGCCAAGATTTGTGGCAGCCAACGACCATCGCGTAACGCGCGACCATGCAGCCGCTCCATTCCGGGGCGGCTTTTTTCGTACATAGGACAACGCATCAATGGCCCACCTCGACGATATGTCGGGAGCCGACGACGCGCGCCCGCTCGACACGCTCGACGACGCCGCCGCGGCTCTCTCTGAGCAGCTTGGCGATGAAGGCGACGACGGTGTCGTTCAGGGCGACGACCTTGCCGATGAAGATCATGATCCGCTCGACGACGCCGACCAAGGCGACGACGCGGACGAACAGGATGACGAGCAGGACGACGAACCGGTCAAGCCGGCCATCGAACCGCCTGCCAGTCTGAACGCCGAAGAGAAGGCGGCTTTCGCGCAGCTTCCCCCAGAGGCCCAGCGCATGTTGTCGGCGGTGGAAACCCGTCGCAACGGCCAAGTTCAGGAGGCGACAACCCGCGCGGCGGAAGCCCAGCGATCGGCTCAGGCCGATGCAGCACGCCAAGCGGCCGAAGCGAAGCAGCTCTACGCGGAGCAGGCTCGCGTTCTTCTGGACGCCTACGCGCCACAGCAGCCCAACCCGGCTGACTACGGCGACAACATGCAGGCATACCAGCGCGATCACGCCAACTGGCAGTACGCCGCAGCCCAGCATCAGTCCGTGATGCAGCAGGTGAACGCCATAGGCGACCAAGCTCAGCAGGCGCTCGGAGAGCAGGACCAACAGTCCCTCCAGGCGGATGCGCGGGCTCTTCATCAGGCGTTCCCCGAGTGGTTCGACGAGGCGAAAGCCCCGGAGCACAAGACCAAGCTGACGGCGATCGGCGCGGCGCTCGGGTACACCGACGATCTGATGAAGCAGGCCGGTTCCACCGACATTCTGGCGCTTCGCACGGCGTCGGGTTGGAAGGACAAGGCCGACAAGTGGGACGCGCTGCAGGCTCGCCGCATGGCTGGCGTCCGAGCAGGAAAGACCGCCAAGCCCGGCACCGCCCAGTCGCAAGGCAGCGTGCGCGCGCAGCGGACTTCCGACGCCACCAAGCGCCTTCGCAGCACCGGCAGTCTCGACGACGCCGCGGCAGCGATCGGCGGTCTACTCAATCGGCGCTAGCCGAACCAAGGACCATCATCATGGCCGTTCCAACGAACACCATCCAGACCGTAACCCGTGTCGGCAACCGCGAGGACCTGTCCGACATCATCTACAACATCAGCCCGACCGACACGCCGTTCGTCTCCGCGATTAACGCGAAGGGCCGCGGCAAGGCCGACGCGGTCTACACCGAGTGGCAGACGGACGCCCTGGCGGCGCCCGATCCGAACAACGCCAAGGTGCAGGGCGACGACCTGTCGAACGACACGGCTGCCCCGACAACCCGCCTGGGTAACTATACCCAGATCTTCGCCAAGACGATCGGCACCTCGACCACGCAGCAGGCGG